TACGTCCTAGAGAAGGTGATCTGATCTATATTCCGATGGTTGATCGTATTCTTATTGTCAAGTACGTAAACAAGAACGCCGTCTTTTATCAGATGGGCGCAATCCAAATGTATGATCTTGTCTGTGAAATGTACGAGTACAGTTCGGAGAAGCTCAACACCGGTATTGAAGCAATCGATAGTATCGAACGTGAAAATAGCATTTCCATGGAAGTGTATTCGTTGCTTACGACCGACGGATTTGTCATTGTTGACAATGATGGATATGGTATTATTCAATCTTCGTATAATTTTGAAACACAGGCTGGCGATGCATACGAGGACAACACAGAGATTCAATTAGAGGGTGAGGCCATTCTAGACTGGACTCAGATCGATCCATTCTCAGAGGGTAACGTATAATGTTTGGTCGTACATTTCATCATAATACATTTAGAAAATATGTTATCCTGTTCGGGACGATTTTTAATAATATCTACGTTACACGTCAGAATAATACTGGCGAGACGGTTCAGACACTTAAAGTTCCTCTGTCATACGGACCAAAGGAAAAGTTTCTAGCCAGACTTGAAGGTAACCCAGATCTAAACAATAAACTTGCTATAACCGTTCCACGTATCTCATTCGAGATGACTTCGTTTCAGTATGATCCAGACCGCAAGTTGAATTCTCTGAATCGTAGAACCAAGGGCAACAAGAGTCAGTATCAACCGGTTCCATATAATATCGGGTTCAGACTCTCTGTTCTTGTCAAGAATGCAGAGGATGGAACTAAGATTGTCGAACAGATCCTACCGTACTTTACACCAGATTGGACGGCGTCTGTCCATCTAGTTCCGGATGTAGAGGAAGATCCTTGGGATATTCCTATTATTTTAAATGATGTGTCATGTGAAGATAGTTACGAGGGTAACTTCGAAACTCGTCGTGCTATTGTCTGGACTTTAGATTTTACCCTCAAGGGTTATCTGTTCGGTCCAACGAAGACGTCAATTTCTGGCACTGGAATTAAATACATCGATGTAAACTTCAGACCAACTACCAACGTCACTACAGCGAATACCACAAATTCGGCTGCAGCTGAAACAGTCCACGTTTATCCTGGTCTGACGGCAAATGGCGAACCAACTTCTAATGCGGCCAACTCTATAGATTGGTCTCTAATTAACGCAGATGATAACTATGGATTTATTCATGAGTTTGAAAGTAATGTATAATGAAAAAACTAAACAACATTTTAAATATTCAACCTGACGCGGATAGGCAGCATCTCCCAATGGTACAAGATGCGCCCAAAGATTCTACTGTCCAGGACGATTTTGACTATGCCCGTGAGAATCTGATTGATGTCATGAGCAAAGGGCAGGAAGCCTTGTTTGATCTTATGGATGTAGCTCGTCAGAGTCAACATCCAAGAGCATACGAAGTTCTTTCTACTATGATGAACACCATGATCGGTGCGAGTAAAGACTTGCTGGCGCTTCAGGCCCAGAAGAAAAAGCTCCAGGAAGAAGATCCGACGGCAAATAGTCAACAAATTACAAATAACCTCTTTGTCGGTTCTACTGCAGAATTACAGAAGATGCTAGAACAGAGAAGAAATAAGACTGACGATGTTTGAATCTATTAAGAAGGCCTTTGATAAGGGTTATAATGGTAACCCTCTTCTTAAGAAGGCCAGAAAAAAGATTGAGTGGACGGCAGAACAGGTAGAGGAGTGGCTCAAATGCGCAGACGATCCTATCTACTTTGCCGAAAAGTATATTCAAATCGTCCACGTCGATCGTGGCCTGATACCGATACAACTTTATGACTATCAAAAAGAAATTATTGAAAAACTTACTAATAACCGCCGTGTTGCGGTGGTCACCAGTCGCCAGGCTGGTAAGACTACGACGGCTGCTGCGGTTATTCTCCATTATATTCTCTTCAATGAGCACAAGACAGTAGCACTTCTTGCTAACAAAGGTGATGCAGCCAGAGAAATCCTGGATCGTGTGAAGTTATCATACGAATCTTTGCCAGACTGGTTGCAACAAGGTGTTGTCGAGTGGAACAAAGGATCTATTGAACTTGAAAACGGCTGTAAAGTTATTGCTGCTGCGACTAGTTCGTCTGCTATCCGCGGTAAATCCATTTCGCTACTCTACATCGACGAAGCAGCATTCGTCGAAAACTGGGACGAGTTCTTCGCTTCCGTCTTTCCGACCATTTCGTCTGGTGAAACCACCAAGATCCTATTCACGTCCACGCCAAACGGACTGAACCACTTCTACAAGACATGTACTGGCGCCAAGGAAGGCACTAACGGATATCAGTACGTCGAGGTTCCTTGGCAAATGGTTCCTGGCCGAGATGAGAAGTGGAAGCAGGAAACACTTGGTGCTATGGACTTCGATTACGAGAAGTTTGCACAGGAATTTGAGTGTGCATGGCTCGGTTCATCAGGTACACTGATCTCCGGTGCAGTTCTTAAGACTCTGGTAGCTAAGAGACCGCTGTCATCTACTGATGGTTTGACAACATATTTCCTTCCCGAGAAGGATCATCGTTATGTTATGACATGTGACGTATCTCACGGTAAGGGTCTTGACTACTCTACGTTCCAGGTGATCGACGTTACCGAGATGCCGTACAACCAGGTATGCGTATACAGAAGTAATGTCACGCCTCCAGCCGAGTTTACACAGACCATTCACCAGACATCATTGCAGTATAATAATGCCGTAATCCTGGTGGAAATTAATGATATTGGTCAGACCGTTGCCGATGCCCTGTACATCGATTATGAATCTGATAACTTGATCTTTACTGAGAAGGCTGGTCCAAAGGGCAAAAGAATCTCTGCTGGATTTAATAATAGAGCTGAACGTGGATTGAAACAGACTGCAGTTACCAAGACGGTTGGATGTTCACTTCTTAAGCTTCTAATCGAACAATATCAGTTGATTATTAATGATCATGACACGATCCATGAACTGTCACGATTCTCTAAGAAGAATGCATCGTATGAAGCAGAGCCAGGTGCACATGATGACTTAGTCATGGCATTGGTTCTATTTGCATGGATGTCCAACCAACAATACTTCAAAGACTTTACAGATATTAATACGCTTCTGAGATTGAGAAACAGAAGTGATGAGGATCTAGATAACGAGATGTTCTCGTTCTTTATGGATAATGGTCGTGAACTCAACGATATCGACGACCCAGAGGTTATTGACATGAGTAAAACGTGGGTTCCCGAGTTCAAGGGTCTATTTTCGTAATCTGGGCATTTTATAAATAAAAGCAAAAGTAGTTACAAACACCTTCGATTAAGGGAGATTACAATGGCGTTTCAAGTCAGCCCTGGAATTAACGTTTCCGAGATTGATCTTACAACAACCGTCCCAGCTTTAGCAACCACTGTTGGTGCTATTGGTGGCGTGTTTCGTTGGGGACCGGTCGGAAAGTTTGTTCTGGTAGATTCAGAAAATAAACTTATTGCACGTTATGGCAAGCCAACAAACAACAACTATGAAACATTTTTCACTGCGGCTAACTTCCTTGCTTATGGTAATGCCCTTTATGTTTCGCGTGCTGCTGTCACAACCGGCTTCTCGAACACGGTTGCAGCTGCTTCGGCAAACCTCAACAGCAACTCGACAGTCATTCTAACTGGCAATTCACACGGTGTTGCAGCTGGTCAGGCTGTATTTGGTGCAGGTATTGCTGCTGACACATTTGTACAGTCGGTAACTGCAAACTCAACGGCTCTTGCTGTAACTCTGACGAAGGATGCAACCTCTTCGACAGATGCATACCTTAACTTCTTTGCTAATAACCTGGCATTCAACGCCGTTGCTAATAGCACAAACGTTTCTCTTGCCTCGAATATCGTAAAGAATGCTGAAGACTTTGAAAACAAAGGTGCTTCAAATGCAGCATTCACCGGTTCCGAGTTTGTTGCTCGTTATCCTGGTGAACTTGGCAACTCGCTTAAGGTCTCGGCTGTAACTTCGCCAGATCAATATAGCAAGTCAATTAATCCATTCAGTAATGCGTCAGTCGGTGGTACAGCGACTACATATCGTCTAGACCAACTTGCAAATGCTGGTATCACAGTAACAGTTAACTCGTCAACAGCTAATGTCTTCCTGACATGGGATTCGGGTGCTTCTACGCTTACATACGCAGAAACCAAGACTGCTGCTAACACAATTCTTCAGCAACTTTCTGTTGGTGATTACATCGAAGTCGGCAATAGCACAATCGGCACACAAGCAATGAAGATCAAGTCATTGCCTGCGGTAAGTTCTGACGACGCTTCTACTCAAGCTTACTTCTTGATCACATTCGAAGATACATGGAATCGTTCTGCGAACGTAACATCTTCTACGATTGATCGTAAGTGGGAATACTATAACACCGTTTCTGTAGCTCCTGCTACGTCGGATGAACTATCTGCAATCGGTTCAACAGCTGTTGATCAAATCAGCGTTGTTGTTGTCGATGAAGATGGCAAGTTCTCTGGAACGCCTGGTACTGTTCTTGAAGT